GGAGACGGCCGGAATTTCGTTTCGCGTCGACCGCGACTGGCTCGATCTGTCGGAGGCCGAGCGGCTGCTGTGCGGCAAGCGGCTCTCGGCCAAACTGGCCAGCGGTGGCGCCGACGCCGACCAGACGGTGTTGTTCGACGATCTGGAGTACCAGGTCAACGGCGTCTTCGAGTGTCGGCGGATCGGCTGCTCGCCCACGGAGATCGGCGGCACGCTGAACATCCTGCTGGATGATATCGACGACGGCGAGACCTTCCGTCACCTGGCCGGCCGTCAAGGCCGGCTGGTGGTCACCGCCACGGCGCCGCTGGGGGATGACTGAAGTAACCACGGATGGACACGGATGGACACAGATGGGCTTTTCGAGAATCGCCGTTTGTCGATAGCGGCCAATTTGCAATTTGCAATTTTCAATTCTCAATTTGCAATCTCCTGTTTCCGGTTTGGTATAATCAGACGAAACCGGGCAAGCACGGCCCGCTGGTCTTCCGCGAAGGCCGTTGGCGGCGGCTGGAAGGACCGGGTGGCGGGGAGGGGCCTATAGATGCAACCCCATGGGCGTGCGCCGGCGACTGCCCGAAAATCGCCGAGAAGGGGCCTAGGAGCCCGTCTGACGCGATCCGGCCCCAGCGGCGATTCTGGGGCAATCCGACGCGATTCTGGGGCAATCCGACGCGATTCTGGGGCAATCTGACGCGATTCTGGGGGCGATCCGCGGCCGTACAAGTCCCGAATCCCCAATCCCCAATCCCCCAAAATCCCCAATCCCCCAAACGCCTGTCATGGGCTGTGTTGACCAAGGAAGCGAAGACGTGAGCCTGATCGGCTGGTACGCCCTGATTGCGGTCGGCTGGTGGGCGTTTCTGCTCGCCGCGACCGCCCCGCGGTTGACCGAGTTGCGATTTGCCGGCCGGCTGGCGGTGCTCGGCATCGAGGCGGTCGTGGCCGCGGCATGGCCGATCCTCTTGCCGATCGTGGCCGGCGTGGCCTTTCGGTCTCGGTATTTGGAGTAGTTCGGACTCCCCTCGACGGTAGTGAAAAAAGGCCACAAATGTCACACCTAAAAAAAAGGGGGTAGCCACGGATGGCCAGACTGTCCAAGAAGGCGATCGTCGAAGCGCTCCAGGCGACCGCCGGGCGAGTCGTCGAGGCGGCCGAGAAACTGGGGTGCAGTCGAGAGCACCTCCACCGGCGGATCCGCGGGAATCCGGCCCTGCAAGAGGCCCTCGATGCGGCCCGGCAGCGGCTGATCGACCTGGCGGAGGGGGAGTTGGTCAAGAAGGTCAAACGGGGCAATCTCACGGCGATCATCTTCCTGCTGAAGACGCTGGGGCGTGACCGGGGCTACAGCGAACGGGTAGAATTGGAACATACCGGCCGGGGCGAGGTCCGCCTGGCCGGCGTGGACGTGGATCAACTGAGACTCAAGGCGGAGCGGCTTTTGCAATGGAATGCGCAGCGGCAGACATCGCGCCCGGACAAGCCGGACGGCTCCCCGGCATCGCGCCCGGACAAGCCGGACGGCTCGCGGGACGGATCGAACGGCTCGCCGGCCGACTAGCGGCGATCCGCTGTTGGCCGAGGCCGCCGGGACGGCCTTTTTGGAGTTCCGGCCGCGCCAGGACCGCCCCGACCTGTTCGACCAGCAGACGGCCTTCTACGAGTCCCGCGACGCGGTGGCCTTCCTGCTGGGCGGCAATGCCTCGGGCAAGACGGAAGCGGCGGCGGCCAAAGCGGCCCGGTTCCTGTTGCGCGACCAGCCGCCGCCCCGACGCGACACGCCCTTCTGGATCGTCTCCAACACCTACGAACAGGTCTGCTCGGTCTGCTGGGGCGAGAAACTCCACGGCCGGCGGCACATCCCCGATTGCGAGGTGGACTGGTCGCGGGTCCGCTGGCTGAACAGTTCGCTGGGCTGGCCCATGCAGGTGCCCTTGAAGCCGTGGCCCGGCCGGCCGGAGGCCAATTGGCTGTTGGAACTGAAATCCTACGAGCAGGGGCGAAAGCACCTCCAAGCCCGCTCGATCGGCGGCTTCTGGCTCTCCGAACAATTCACCTGGGACGTGTTTCAGGAAGTGTTGCGGGGCTGCCGCGAATACATGTTCCCCGGCGGGCAGATCGCCGAGTTCACCCCCATCGATCCCGAATTGTGCATCGAACTGGAGCGGCTCTGGGACGATCCGCCGGCGGGCTGGGGTTTTTATCGGCTCAACACCCAGCGGAACCGGGCCGTGGCCGAGGACTGGCTGGCCAGCTTTTTGGCCGCCGTGCCCGACGAGATGCGGGCCACGCGGCTGACCGGCGCATTGGCCGTCTACGAAGGGACCATCTTCCAGACGTTCAACCCGGCGGTGCACGTGGTCGATCTTTCGCGGCCGGCCGATGACCAGGCCGCTGGCGGCTTAGCGGGCCGCGTCTATTGCGGGATCGACTGGGGGGCCAGCGCCGAACACCCGCTGGTCTGCCTCTGGGGACGGCGGACCGACTGGGGCGACTGGACGATTCTGGCCGAGTACTGGAGCAACCGGCAGGACCTCACGCTGGCCGACCACTGGCGGGAGATCCGGCGGATCAGCCAAGACCTGGCCGTCGAGCCGCCCACCTACGCCGACACCGAAAACCCCTTGGCGATCAGCCAGTTCGCCGCCTGGGGCTGCCCGATCCAGGGAGCGCGAAAAGACGTGCTGGACTCGATCGACTGCATTCGCTCGCTGTTGAAGGTCCAACAGTCCACGGGCCGGCCGCGGCTGGTGATTTCGCGGCGCTGCACGCACCTGATCGAACAGATGCGCAAATACCGCTGGGACCGCAAAAAGCAGCCCACCGGGCGACTGGCCCCGCCGCGGCCGCTGAAACGCGACGACGACTGCGTGGACGCCCTGCGCTACATGGTCTACTCGGTGGAACGGCACGTGGGCCGGGCACCCGGCTCGATGACCTACCGCGCCAACGAGCGAGAACACGGAGTACGGTTTCGACGAACGAAGTAGTGGATAGTGGATAGTGGATAGTGGATAGTGGATAGTGAATAGTGGATACCCGATCACTAACTGCTAACCACTATCCACTAACCACTAACCACTAACCACTAACCACTACCATGATCGCTCCTGGACCGAAGCAACTGTTTCAACACGCCTTCCGCCAGTTGCAGCGGAATGCCTTGGCCGAGTTCCAACGGACTCCGTTGGGACAGGTGGCGCGGGAGGTGTCCCGGATTTCCAAGGGTCGCCCGGCCGGCGGCGGAGTGATGGGGCAATTGCCCGGCGGGGCGGTCGTCAAGCGGCTGGCCCAGGCGGCCCGTGGGGGCCCGCGGGCCATGTTGCGGGCGGCCGTGGGCTCCGAACTCGGTGGCGTGGTTCGCATGATCGAGCGTTACGCCCGGGGCGGTTCCTCCGCGCCCGAGGCGGTCAAGCTCTTCCTCGAAGAACTCGGCCCGCTGGGCGAACTGCTGCAACTGCTGACCGAACCGATCGCCGGCGTGCCGGCCAAGGGCCCGCTGGCCCGCCAGTTCGCCGCGGCCATCCGCTTCTTGCAGGCCTTCGGCTACCAGGTCATCCCGCCCGGCGAGACGGACGAAGACCGCATCCAGCGGCAGATCGCCGAGCTCCAGGCGCTCGGCTACAGGGTAGTCTCGCCCGGCGAGCAGTACCTCGAGTCGCTCGGTTACGCGGTGATCCCGCCGGGCGAAGAACCCAAGGAGCGGCCGCGATTGCCCGAGGGGATCGAGCAGCGTCCGGGCCGCAAGACGGTGGACGTGCCGATGGCCGGCGGTCAGGTGAAGCGACTGCGGCCCGACCACCCGCTGTTGACCGGCGAGTTCGTCCAGGTCGCCAGCAGCAACGTCCACAGCTACAGTTACGACTACGAGGCGGCCGCCCTGTACATCCGTTTCCTGGACCACGGCGACGATGGTGCCCGCGGCGGGCCGGGACCGCTGTACCGCTACGACAATGTGGAACCGGAACTGGCGTTGGACCTCGAGCGGGCTGCCAGCAAGGGCGGCTGGGTCTGGGATCACCTGCGGATCCGGGGTACGATCTCCGGACACCAGAAAGACTACGCCCTGGTGGGCGTCCCCGGCGGGTACGTGCCACGCAAAGCGACCTTGACCGAGGCGGGCGAGACGCTTGTGCCACGCAACATACGGCTGCCCGGCGGGCAATGGGTCCAGAGCAAGCGACCCTTGGCCGTAGTCCGGCCGCTTTCGCCGGTGGGAGTGTTATAGTGGATAGTGGATAGTGGATAGTGGATAGTGGATAGTGGATAGTGGATAGTGGATAGTGGATAGTGGATAGTGGTTAGTGGATAGTGGATAACTGATCACTAACTGCTAACCACTAACCACTATCCACTAACCACTAACAGGAAAGGAGTCACGGAAGATGTCTGGTACCGCGATTACGGCGATCACCAAGGAAGGGGTCCAGCGGATCGACCCGGCGCGGAAGATCCCCGGCATGGCGCCGGGGGGTTCTCAGCCCGTTGTGCCGCACGTGGTCAGTTTTCAGGCCATGGCCTGGAGCGGGGCGCGGGTCTATCGGCCCAGTGACGAGGCCCTGCGCGATTCGCTGGAGAACGCCCGCTACATGCGCAACGACGCCGGCGTGATGGAGTGCGTCGAGCAGCGGCAGCGCTCCACCGCCCTGTTGGACTGGCACGTCGAGGTGGACGATGAAGACGATCCGCGTCAAGCGGAACTCCGCGACGCGGTGACCAGGCTGCTGGAGCGGATCCCCTAGGGGGCGATCTGGTACGGCCGCTACGCGGTCGAGAACCGCTACCGGTGGCAGTGGATCGACGGGCGGAAGTACGTGGGCGTGGCCCAGTGGCGGCCCATCCACGGCGACAAGCTGGTCTGGAAGTTTTTGTCAGGCGACGGTGACAATAATGGGGACCACCTGGAAGAGGAGCGGCTCGGCATCCGCGTCGGCGGCGGGCAGACCGGCAAGCAGGACGGCCGTTGGCGCCGCGAGCACCAAGAGCGGATCGAGCCGACCGACTGGGGCCCTGGGAGCGGGACCTGCTGACGGTCCACCAGCACATCATCGAGGACGGCGAGTACGAAGACCCGCTCTCGGCCGGGCGGATCCACGGCGTGGGCATCCGCTCGCGGATCTATTGGACCTGGTATCAGAAGCAGGAGGCATTGGCCTGGTTGATGGAGTTTTTAGAACGCTCGGGTTTCGGGATCGAGATCTGGTACTACCCCTACGGGAACGCCGAGGCCGAGGAAAAGGCCCGCACCGCCGCCCAGGAGCGGATCGGCCAGGGGCGGAACATCATCCTGGTTCCGCGCCCGGTGGGCGCCGAGGGGTTGGCCTACGGCGTGGAGCGGATCGAGCCGGGCATGTCGGGCGCCCAGGCCCTGAAGGACATTTTGACCGAATACTTCGGCCACCAGATCAAGCGCTACATCCTGGGCCAGACGCTCACCACCGAGGCCCACGCCACCGGCTTAGGTTCCAACCTGGCCAGCATCCACCTGGACACCTACCTGCAAATCATCCGCTACGACGCCTTGAACCTCCAGGAGACGCTCACCCGGCAGTTGGTCGAACCGTTGGTGCGGTTGAACTTCCCGGACAAGCTGGCCGCCTGGCGACAGGCCTGGGAGATGGGGGCCAAACTGCGGGAGAAGGACGTGATGGAACTGATCGGCGCGGCGGTGCCCGGCGAAGAGGACCGCGTGCTGGAGAACCCGCAACTTGCCCAGCCCACGGGCGAAGAGGCCGTGCCGAATGCCGCCGGATCAGCCCCCGCCTTTTCCTACGCCCGGGGCCGGACGGCCACGCAGCGCTACAGCGCCGACGGCCCGCGGGAAGGTGACACCAAGTGGGAAAACGGTCGCCAATACGTGCTGCGAGACGGACACTGGCGACGGGTGAACGGGGAAGGGGAACTTTCGGGCCAAAGTGAGAAACTGCCAGGCGGGCGAAGCGCTGGCCGCCAGCCTACGCACGCCGACATCGGTTCGCTCGTTGAAGAGGTGTTGTCTACCAAACGACCGCCTACCGGCCAGCAGAAGTTGTGGACCACCTACCGGCGCATCGAAGAGGATGAAGCAACAAGAATTAGGCGAGCTACGGGGCTCGACTTGCAGGGCTATCGGCACACGATCGACGATTCGGCTGTGCGGCATATCCTCAACAGACACGGGCCGGCGGCATCCTTGGGCGAGGGCGAGATCCCCGTGCGTAAAGAAGACTTTGCCTTAATCCCGCAAATCACCAGCGACCCGGATGAGATTGAGTATGCTGGGAAGACCCGCATTGGTCGCGGCGCGATCTGGTTTCGGAAGAAAATCAACGCCACCGTCTTCCTGCTATCCGAGATTTGGACAGGGCGCAGACAACTGGCTGTGAAAACCATGCGCAAAGTACGGGCAAGGGAATAGCCGAAGTGGAAACGGCCCCCCTTGTGCCCCCGCTCGGACGTCCGAAACGATCCCGGACATAGGCTGCCCGGGCGAGAAGATGCAGGCAAGGGAAGCCGCTTTTGAAGGCCCGCGCCAAGTCAGAGGCCCCGGACGAACCGGACAGCTTGCCTGTTGTGGCGGGCCTTCACGGGTATTATCGGCCGGGTGCCGGCACCGTTGCACCCCTTTTTGAGGGGGTTGACTACGTCTGGCCCGCCGCGAGCTGGACCGGCTCTTGGCGGTGGCCGAGGCGGCCGATTTTCGCGGCAACACCCGCATCGAGATCGGCAGCCAGGACGGCCGGCTGTTCGGGCCCAAGGTGACGATCGAGCGGCTCTGCACCGTCTCGGACGGGTCATCCGAAGAGGAGCCCAACCGGGGTTAAGGTAGCAGGGGCTCGGATCGCCACGGTTATTGGGCCGGTCACGGGTGATCCGAAGAGGAGCCCATCGATACCCAAGCCGACCGGCGGCGGCTCGCCGCGCGCGGCCAGTGGGTGGGTATCGGCGGGCTCCTTTTTTTGTGGGCGTGTTAAGCCGCAAGCGGCGGGCGGGACGCGCAGGGAAAGGCCGGCAGGGAGGCCGCCCGCCCGCGGTTGGGAATTGGGAATTGCATATTGGGAATTGCAAATTGCAAATTGAAGATTGGAGGGCAAAGCCATGGACGGCAAGAGGCGGTGGACCGGGAGCAATTTGCAATTTGCAGTTTTCAATTGGCAATTTGCCATCCTCCTGCTGGCCCTTCTGGCCGCCCCGGTGCGGGCCTCGCTCAGCGACGCCATCGAAGCCACCTGTCGCATCCGCTGCGCGGACGGCTCGACCGGCAGCGGCTGTTGCTTCGCGATCTCCAGCGGCAAGGTCTGGGTCCTGACGGCCGCCCACGTGGTCCGCTCGGCCTCCGAGGTGACCTGCGAGTTCTGGCGCGCCGGCCACCAGTCCCGTGCCCTCAGAGGCCGTGTGGCGAGCCGTAACGACTCGCATGACGTAGCGCTGGTGGCCGTCCCCCAAAACCAGTTCGGCGGCGTGCTGCCCAAAACGGTCCCGCTGGCCTCGCCCAGTTACGTGCTCCGCTCGGGAGAAACGATCACCTCGGCCGGTTGTGCCCGCGGGGCCTGGCCGACCGCCTTCCAGGGCCACGCCCGCGGCTACTCGGGCACGCGGCTCTA